AGGACAATTATATAGTACATCTTTATCTATAGCTGCTACAACACAATTACCCTCGCTCAATACATAACTATCATATACATAGTCATCAGCCTCTGCTCCTTGAGAAGGTATACACTGTAATTCATCTAACATATACTCTGCAATGATTGGAATTAGTGGATTCTTCTCTTTTCGATTTGATTTATAGTCAGGATAAAGTTTGTATCTAAAGTTACCACGACCTCCTATAAATATAAAGGTTTCTTGTATATTGTAAAACTCTTCTATATTATTATGAATCTCTTCTAACTTAGTTCTAGTTCTATATTTAGCTTCTTCTATTCTTTCTTCTTCTGTTGGAAACTCCATCAGAGAGTCTTCAGGAAAGTGTGTAGCAAAATACATAATACTATCAGCATCTATTAGTAACACTCTTTGCGTATTGTCATATTTAAGAGGACAGTTCTTAACTTCTTTTACAACTATATCAACTTCTTGAATAGTTTCTGATTTAACTCCTTTTATCATAACTTCCCTCTTGATTTAACGTACTCAATTTCTCTCTGTAAATAATCTAAAGCTTTATGTAAATCCTTTAGCTCGTTCTCTTTCTTTCCTGCTCTAGCTATATATTTTAGAACATTACCCCTGTTAAACGAAAGAGAGTAATCATTACACACGTCTATAATATCATACTCTTTTCCATTTTCATAATGTTCAGGTGTTTTAAAATACTCAATAGTATTATTTATAAAATGTTTCATTTTTTAAATTGTTTTAATTGTTTTTCTAATTGTGTTTTTTGATCATGGCATGTTTTACAGAGCACTTGTAAGTTTTCCTGTTCACAAAATAGAGTATCTACAAAGGCTGGAAGATCGTTTGAGCAATTTAAACTACCTGCAGGTTCAATGTGGTCAACGTTAACTTGATCACTTTTAAACCAGCTCTTACACTTATTGCAATGGTATTCCCACTTCTGTCTTTTGTTTTTTCCTTTGTAAGCTCTTCTTGCTAACTTCTTACATTCAGCAATTGGTTTCCACCATCTGCTTTTCTGTCTTAATGCACTTCTAATCATAGACCAAAACATTGATTCTGTCATTGTTCCAGCGTTTCTAGTACGAGCTACTCTTGGTTTTTTTACTGCTCGTTTTGCCATAATTTTAAAATTAAAGGGATAACAAATATAATTCAAATAAATGTTATCCCCTAATTTATTAATCTACCATCCTAACTCTTGCAGTAATTTCAGCTTTCATCTCTTCAAGACTTCCAATGATATTACGTACATCTACAGAGGATATGTTTGGTAAGCTAAATTCATACTTATTAGATTCCTTAGCAAAACCTTCTTTCACTTTGGTTTGTAAGTCATCAAGCTCACGTACAGCATATACCTCATCTAACTGAAGAGTGTCAAACTGATTATCATGAAGAATAGTAGTAGCCTCTTCTCTTGGTACAGTCATAATTGGAAGATACTCATAGCATCTACCTTTGTGTGCACCAATACCAACAACCTTCATAGGGTTGATAAGAACAAGAACAGATTGATCACCACATCCTACATAATGTATCTGGTCAGAAGTAAAATGTAAACCAGCTGCAGCACAATCTTGTGTTGACCAGTTACACTCTTCTTGTGGCATATTAACCACCTTACCAATACGTATGTCAAATGTTTTAGTCCAATCATCTGTAAAGCGATTCTCATGTCTGTTAGGAAGGTCTAAGTATAGATCTGTAAGCTTACCTATCTCTTTTCCGTGATCTATCTTATGTGTAACGGTATATTCATACTCTTCTACCTCACCTGTACCATCACATGTTTCACATTCTACCCACTCTCCTTCGTTCCACTCATCTTCATGTTCATCATCGTAACAATCACCTTCATCATAATAACCACCTTCACCACCACAATCTGGACAAACTGTACTAGTAACAATCTCTTCCTTATACAGTTTATCTGTATGTACAATCTTGTAATCACCATCTTGTAAGAATATAGTATAGTCATCTGGACTCTTTTTCCATACAGCTTTCACCTTGTTATATGTATTAGATATAAAGTGTACAAGCTCTGGAGATCCATGCAATGTAACAACATTACGTAGCGCTACAAAGAACCCTTGCTTAGTAATACGAAAGCTATTCTCTTTTAAGAATCTGTATAACTCATGTGCCACTTCAGCTCTTGGATTAAGAGCACACCACATAAAGAAACGTTTAAGAGATTGATACTCTGCATGCTCACTAAGAGGCATGTTAAGTGATTTAGCATCTGATACAGCCTCAATAAGTTCTTCAACTAATAGCTGTGGTAAAGACCTAGATATACCTTTAAAGTACACTGAGTCTCCATCAAGTACAAATTCACCACTCTCTTCTAGAATAACAAGGCCCTTTCTAAGAGCCTTTAGTCTTCTTTCTGATCTATCTCTTTCTGCAATTTCAGAAACTACATTAGAATCACTAACGATTGTATAAAGATCTCCAATAGTAACAGCTGACTCTGCACTATGATAATCATCTTCAGTAGCATTTACTTTAGATATTATAGAATCATCATGTAGTACAATAGTAAGCACATCGTTTACCAGTTTTATAGTTTTGTACGGATTTTCTTGAGGAGAACTATCGTTGTCTACCTCTTCAACTAGCTTATCAAGTTTCTTCTCGATAACTTTTTCAATTGAGTGGTCCACTTTATTTTTGAACCACTCTAAACTTAGAAATTTACTCATTTTTAATTGTTTTTAATTGTTTTAATTATTCTCTTGTTCTTGTATTTCTTTTCTATCTTTAATAAACTCATAGTGAGCATTTATAGGAATACCATTACACTTAAACAGTTGAGCTAAACAGTCTAAAATACCATCCTGTTTATAACTACCACCACTTAAACAACTTGCCATAGTATTCACATAAGTATGCTCTCTAAAGAATGCATCTAATTCTTCTATCAAATCATAAATCTCAGCATTATATAGATTATTAGCCTCAGCATCTTCAAGTAATTTAAGCCCATCTGTATATGACTGATATCTACCACCTGAAATATATAGTTTTTGGTATTCCGATATCTTTGTCAATTTATCTGATAGTGTAGGTTTAACTTTACTAATTAAATAACTTTTATCAAATATATCAGAAATATGATCTTTCCGTATAAATCTCCAGCAACATAATGCAGTCATGTATTTAATAAACATATTATCACCCTTTATGAAGTCATCATAAGAAACTAGATTATCAATCTTAGGAGACTTTTCTAACGCATCTAACTCTCTCTGTGAAAAGGTAAGATATTTTATAGGCATACGTTTAGTTTCTTCATACAAGTTGTCAAGCTTCATGTAATCATCATGATGAGTGTATACATAAGTAGCATTCCCTTCTTCCACAGATTCAATATTAATTCGATGTGATACAAACTTACAGTTTCTACCATCATTATATCTGAGAAGATCTTCAGCTACTTTACAATTAAAGTCTCCTGCAACTTTTTCACCTTTAGCAGCTTTAGTAGCTCGCATCTTAGATACAGTGTTAGCTTTTCTATCATCTATCCACTCTTGAGGAACCTCAATAGTATCAGCATCTTTAATAGATTCTAAAAGTAATGATGCAACACGCTGAAAGTCCTCGATTACACCTCTCCACTGATGCTTAGGGTAATTAGTTAACTTTAGAATATCATAATAGTTATCAACAGAGCTACTACCAGTTAAAGGAGACCTTAATGGATATTCCTTTTTTTTACGAATAAATGTAACTCTTCTAAGATTATTATTCTTATCATTATCAATTAAGTCTTGAGCTATTTCTCTAAGATATGCCTTTTTATGACCTCTCATTGGATCTTGCATTCTGAATTGATAATTGCTCATATCACTCCAATTTACATTTTTACCCCAATGACTATCTTTTACCTTATACATTCTACCATTCTCATATCTGTGACTACACGTATATTCTCCTAAGATATAATGAAACTCATGTTTACCAAATGTAGAAATGTCCCAAGTGTCCACTCCTTCAAGTTTTGGTTTAGCAAAAGGAATTGTTATATAATCTTTTAGAGAGTTAAGGTTAAACTTTTTTCCAAATAAGTCTATATTTCTTGTATCAGCATAATAATAGTTTAGAAAACCATGAACGTCATCACTATCTATAACACTACTATTATATTTTTCTACATAATAATTAGAAAACTCACTTAACTTCTTAAGAATCTTTGACTTTGTTTCTTTTGTATAAATTAAAGACTCTCTATTAGGAGTTGGAAATAAACCATCTGTTAAACTAAATCTTAAACCTACAGGCATGTATATAGTTTCTACACCTAGCTTGTCAAAATCAAGAGGATAATAAACATTATCAAGACAAATATGTAACTTGTCATCTTCAGCTAGTTCAGAAAACTGAAATAGTTTAGATCTATGAATAGTAAAATTATTATCAACATCATCTACATTAAAGTATACATCCTCAAAGTATGCAAGCTGTTGCTTAATCTTTCTAAGAAAATCAGATTTATCACCCCACTTTATAGGTACAGTAACTTTTACACCATTACACTCTGTTGTAGGAGTTTCATTAATTAAATCAATAGTGTTTGTTTCCTCACCCTCATACATCATATACTTACGTTCCATACCATCTTTTCTACATGTAAAATAGAAACTACTAGCATAAGCTAAAGGAGCCTTGAAACCAAGACCCATCATACCAAGTTCTGTATCACTATTACGTTTAGTAGACTTACCATACTTACTAATAATATTTTCTACATCACCATGATCTAAGCCTGTACCAAAATCCTCAACAGAGAATTCATAATTGTTACTCTCATTTCTTACAAGAGACACTACAATAGGTTTGTTTACTCCTGCTCTTCTGTGACTATCCAGTGCATTACTAGCACACTCTCTAACTGCAGAGCCTATTGAATCTGAATATAGATTCTTA